GGAGATGTGTTTTAGAGACAGCATCTAATGAATTAGATACAAAACCTGTTCAGTAAAGGAGAATATATGAAAATCGAATTGTTTAACTTTTTTAGAAGCCTGATTCAAACAGAAGATGGTTTGGTATTGTATGCGCTAAGCTTAATTGTGATTCTAGAAATTGTAGATTTTGCATCAGGAACCTTCGCAGCGATTGCAAATCCAGAAATTGAATACAAGAGCAAAATTGGCATTAACGGCCTGATTCGAAAAATTCTTGGGGTTCTCTTGCTGATGGTATTGATTCCGATGTCTGTCTTGCTACCTGAGAAGACAGGATTCGCATTCCTATACTCAATTTACCTGGGATATTTGCTTTTCACATTCCAGTCACTCATCGAAAATTACCGTAAGTTAAAAGGCAACGTGACCATCTTCCAACCTATCATTAAGGCATTTGAGCGATTGGCTGGTGACAAAAACGACAAGAACGAAGGAGAACAATAATGGATATTGATACAAGTAGACTAAGAACTGACTTGCCACAAGTAGGAGTTCAACCGTACAGACAAGTACACGCTCACTCAACAGGAAATCCGAACTCGACTGCCCAAAATGAAGCAGATTACCATATGCGCAGACCAGCTGAATCTGGCTTCTTCTCGCACGTTGTTGGTAATGGTCGTGTAATGCAGACATGGCTTACCGACCGCGGCGCCTGGGATGTAGGTGGTGGCTGGAACGTTGAAGGATATGCGCACGTTGAATTGATTGAGAGCCATAAAACTCAAGAAGAATTTGATCGTGATTACAGGCTTTACGTTCAATTATTGCGTGACCTTGCCGATGAAGCAGGAATTCCGAAAACGCTGGATTCTGATAGCTTGGCTGGAATTAAGACGCACCAACACTGTACGTATAACCAGCCGCGAAATGCGAGCGACCACGTTGACCCTTATCCTTATTTGGCCAAATGGGGCATTAGCCGTGAGCAATTCAAGAAGGATATTGAAGGTGGTATTTCTACTGAAGCAGGTTGGCGTCAAGATGCTTATGGTTGGTGGTGGGAAGAGTCAGACGGCTCTTATCCAACAAACGATTGGAAGCAAATCAACGGCGAGTGGTTCAGATTCGACGATAAGGGATATTGTCTAATTAATAAATGGTTCTTTGATGGCAAATACTGGTTCTACCTTGATAAGCGTGGTGCTACCGTAACTGGTTGGGTATTCATCAACCATCGCTGGTATTATTTCGATAAAGACGGTGGCATGGTCAAAGGCTGGGTTAAGTATCGAGAAACCTGGTATTATCTTGACGATAAAGATGGATATATGCTATCTAAGCAGTTCGTCAAATCGGGTGACGGTTGGTACTATTTGAAGGCGAACGGTGAACTTCACACAGAACCAGCCTTCACAATTGAGCCAGACGGCTTGATTACAGTTTCAGAATAATATTAAAATAAAACAGAAAGAATCAAAAATATAGTACCCTAAGCCGCAGGCACTAGCTTGCGGTTTTTTTGTTTGCTCTGAAAGTAGTTTCAGAATTAAAAAAGCTTCAAATTTCTTTGTGTTATTCGTTGACAAACTATCTTGCATGGTATATAATAGACTTGTAAGATAAATAAAGGAGAAATCAAAATGAAATCACAAGTTATGACATTAGCATGGAAAATCTTCAAAAACGAAAAGAACGATGTAACATTCTCAGAAGCTTTGAAATTGGCTTGGAAAGTAGTTAAACGTCAAAATATGGCTGATGATTTCTATTTCTTCCATTCTTCAAATATTAAATTCCAAGGCGTTAAGAAATGGTTCGCCGAAAAAGAATTTTACGGACGCAACAAAAAGGATTTAGCCTTCATGTCTGTTAGTGCGATTAGCGTTAATGAATTGCTTGAAGAGACTGAAAAAGCAGTCAAACTTGAAATCGCAACACCTTACGGAATTTCTACTAAATGGTACCCAAAGAGCGTACTTGCTTAATTTAAAATTAAAGGAGAAACTAAAATGGAAATTAACAACGACATCAAAGACTTAATTTTGGAATATGTAGGACGATACTTCAGATATGAAAATGATTTCTACAAGCTACCAGGCATCAAATTCACTGACGCCAACTGGCAGAGATTTAAGAGTGGTGAGACCTCTATCGAGAAGATGGGCGCTGCAAGAGTGAATGCTATGCTTGATCGCTTATTTGAAGACTTTGAATTGGCTATGATTGGCAAGGCTCAAAATCACTATTATATCAACAATTCACTTAAAATGAATATGACATTTCACGCTTACTATGACCAGTTCAAGAAGCAACAACTTATTAAATGGATTGAGAATAGCCGTGAAGACATTGTCGGTGGTGCAGGTCGCATATACACTGCTGATGGAAACTGGATTTGTAGCGCCTATTTGAAAGTAGCCTTAGAGAGTAGCGATTTAGGAGATGGTTCATATATGCTTCAAATGCGATTCAAGAACTATTCTCGTGATTCAAGACCAATTCCAGCTGGTCGTCAAAATCGCCTTGAATGGATTGAGAAGAATTTGGAGAATATTCGATGAGAGAGAATATAATCGGGCAGAGGTTCAATCGTCTCGTTGTCATAGAAGATGACGGGACGAGATCTTCTAAAGGAGAAATCAAATGGCTCTGTCAGTGTGATTGTGGCAATCTATATCATGCCCTCGGATATAGTTTAAGAAATGGTCGAACCAAATCTTGTGGGTGTCTTAATGATGATAAGAGGCGAGAGAGGTTCAAGGACCTATCAGGAACCGAAACGAATAACTTCAAGATTATTGATAGGGCATACTCTAAGAATCAGCGAGTGTGGTGGAACTGCATCTGTAAGCATTGTGGTCAGAGCGTGATTCTGAATAATAATCTTATCGGTCATCAGACCTCTTGTGGGTGTAGACGTGGTGCATCTAAGGGCTATATGGACTCTATCCGAGATCCCGAGAGTCGAAAATCTACGAAACCAACCACTAGAAATAACACGGGTGTTCGAGGTGTTTATTTTAATAAACGGAAGAAGAACTATCAGGCATTTATAAACGTCGATAAAAAACCGAAGTATTTGGGTAGCAGCACTTCTCTTGAAGAAGCCGCCAAAATGCGCAGGGAAGCAGAATTAAAATACGGGTATAAACAAAAACAGTGATTTTTTCACTGTTTCTTTTGTAAACTGTCGAGTTTTAAATTACAACCTTCTCAACTATGCGGGCAAATATGGCATAAAAATGAATACGAAGATGAATACGATTTAAAAAAATGACAGAAATCAATGGAAATGATTTTAAATAAAAATAAGCAAAAACTCAACTAACGACAAGCAACGGAAATAAATTGTAAACACCAAAACCTTATACCATAAATAGTACACAGCTTGCTAATCCTTTGAAACCAGTGGACTTCTAGCGTGTTAAGTAAAAGTGAATACGATATTGAATACGACTTTACTTTTAGCTGGAGCGGATGAAATCCATGAGCTGATCAACTACTTCAACACGTTGATTATCATTGATGTGGGTATACATATCAAGAGTAATTTGAACATTATTGTGACCGAGTCTATCTGAAATAATTTTTGCTGCAACACCAGCTTCAAAAAGGAGAGAAGCATGTGTGTGCCTAAATCCGTGAGGAGAAATTTTTTTAAGCTTATTGTGTTTACGAAAGAATCTGCTAAGTTTCACTTTCATAGTCGCAGCCAAAAGCCATCCACCGCTATTATTTGTAAAGATATAATTCGAATCATGTTTGTAAGGCACACCAGCCTGAAAATACTCTTTTATTTGCTGTCGTTTCCAGAGTTTCAAAACATTCAGAGTTTCATCGTCTAAGGTGATAACCCTCTTACTCATTTTGGTTTTAGGATCCTGAACAGTTTGTTTTTTACCAATCACGACAGCCGTGCGAGAAATGCTTAACCGTTTATTTTCAAAGTCAACATCTGACCACATGAGACCGATTGCTTCTCCAGTTCTCAATCCAGAAAAAGCGAGTAAGTGAAAAAAGGTATAGTCTACTGGCTTACAATTTGCTTTGTAAACTTTAAGGAACTCGGTTAGTTCCTGTTTTGTATAGTAGTTTTCCTTGCCCTTTAAAGGTTTGTTTTTAGGCTTGATAATCTTGTCTAAGGGATTTGACTTAATGATGTCAAGAGAAGCGGCATACTTGAAAATACGGCTGATGACAGAGTAGTAATTAGCATATAGGATATAGCGTTTACTTAACTTGATAGCAACCTTTTGACAATAAGCTACACTGATTTGCTGAATCTGCATATCTGTAAAATATGAGTCAATCATAACATTAAGTTTCTTCTTAGTGTTCTGATAAGTTGTTGGTTTTACAGTGCTTTTATAGCTTTCAAGCCACAAATCAGCGACTTCAGCGAAAGTAGGGTTCTGGAAATCTGCATTTCTTGAAAAACCATTCTCTTCAACATCTAAGAGAAGATCGCGTTCGGCAGCCTTGGCCTCTTTGATGGTCTTAAAACCACGGCGTGTTGTGCGTTTTTCTTTTCCAGTTGCAGGGTCTATGCCCAGGTATGTTTGAAAGAGGTATCTAGTCTCTCCTTTTTTTGTAATGTATTTTTTTATCATAAAATGTCCTTTCTTTTCGATTGCTTGCCCGCATAGTTGAAAAGGTGTAGAACTTATGATAAACTATAAGTGTATTTTTTTATCATCTTTTCCATTGCTTGTCACATGGAAAGTTGAATCCTCACACTCAAAAACTTGGCGGTCGGAGAGTGTGGGGATTTTTTATTTTTTAGCTAGGCGCCATACTGTTAAATCTAGATAATACGTCAATTCTTTTTCACGAGAAATAACTCTCTCAGTTTCGATGTTTAGTGTTTTGTATGGTCCACCCCTACCAGTAAGGATTGCATCGTATCGGTAATTTGGATTAGCTATGTATGATGAAATTTGTGATGCGATCATAGCAGGCAAGTATCCAACAAAGATATTATTCACTAAAACTTTGATAGCATTTTTATCATGAGGATTTGTTGGTTCTGGGAATAGATGAACATCAACTGTTTTTAATTTATTGTATTTATAAACTGGTTTATATGTTTCAAGCATATAAGATTTTAAACTCTTATTATCTTTTCCAAAATAATGAATTCCTTTAGAAAGAAAATCAGCAGCAGCTTCAGCTTCTTCTTTATGATAATTTGTCCCCATCAACAAGAAATCATCATGGAAAACAATCTTATCAACACTAGGACCGCTATAATTTTCTTTCTTTGTCTTTTTTTCTCGTTTTTCAGCTAAATAACTGATAAGAAAAGTAAGGAGACTGATGAATAACAGCATCACACCCAGAGGAGGAATCAGAAAAAGTAGTATTACAGAAATAACAAGAAAGACTAATGAAGCCTCTTTGTGTTCTTTTGCTGTGTATTTCTTTCTGCCATTAGATGTCAGAATTGATTGTTGTTTCTTTGTGACTACTTTTTTCTTTTTAGAAGGTTTCAGTAAATCAGAAAGTCCAAATGTTGTCTTATGATAGACCTTGTTATACATGGCTTTCTTGGGATTCTTTATCCATCCCACGCCTTTCTTACCATATCCAGGGATAATAGCTTTTTTAGCCTGCCTTTTCCATTTGCTAGTAGTTCTAGCTTTTAGGCTTTTAGTTAGACTTGGTTTTCTCATCCCTATTTTCATAGCTTTCTCCTTTTAATTTTCAATTGGCATGAAGTTTCCGACTACTTTTCCAATGATTCTCGGATCTTCTTCATATGGTGCGAATTTATCTTTATATTTGTTATTGATAGAGACGAGTCTAAGACCGTCTTTTTCTTTATAGACTTTCTTGATATAAGTTTGGCCATCCCAGTCAACCGCATAGACAGCGCCGTCATAGTCAAATCCTGTTTCTTTGATAAGAACGACCTCCCCATTCATATACTTAGGCTCCATAGAATCCCCGAAAACCCAAGAAGCGAAATCGTGGTCTAGGTCTTTGTCATAAAAAACAGTATCATAGTTCCCATCGTTGAAGTATGAAAAGCCAGTACCAGCTGAAAGTTTTTCATATACCTTGTATTCAAATAAGTCTTCCTCTAATGAGATAACTTTGTTAGACTGCTCACGCAATTGGTTCTCTGTAAAATCCAAAACCTTTTGTTTTCTAGGAGCAGTAAGCTTTACAGCTTTTTCAGTTATTTTCTGAACAAGAGGAGAAGTAGGGATTTTTAGTTCTTGGACAGGAGTATCGTCTGACATAGGAACATTATATCCCATTAACCAAGCTTCGGAGACCCCCAATGTTTTAGATAATAAAACAAGTTTGTCTTGATCAGGAGAAGACTTTCCTGAAACATATTGTGACAAAGCACTCTTACCCATTTTGATACCAAGTTCCTTTTGAAGTGGTAAAGAACTATTCAAGATATCTACTTGTCTAAGATTTCTTTCAGACAGAATTTGTTTTAGTCGTAAAGATGTTGTAGTTTTCATATTTAACACTCCGTTCTCAATAGTAATTATATATCTATTTGAACAAAAGTTCAAGCTAAAAAATAAAAAGTTCAAAAAAAATGAACTTAAGTATTGACAAGGCGAAAAATAAGGAGTAGAATTATAATCACAAAAGTTCAAATAACTTGAACAAAAGATGGAAAGGAGAATAAATGAAATTTGATTATTCAAAATTGAATGGAAGAATTACTGAAATTTTTAATAGCCGGAAAAAATTCGCTAAAGCTATGAAACTTTCAGAACGAAGTATTTCACTTAAATTAAATAATCAGCGTTATTGGAAAAACAACGAAATTACAACAGCTTGTAATCTGTTACTTATTCCAGATAACCAAATAGGGGATTATTTTTTTAAACTAGAAGTTCAAGAGACTTGAACAAAATAAAACTAGAAAGGAATATTATGAACGAAATTTTTAATTTTCACGGGCAGGAAGTCCGTACTTTGACAATTGATGACGAGCCTTGGTTCGTTGGGAAAGATGTTACTGACATCCTAGGATATAGCAAGGCTAGAAATGCGATTGCTCTTCATGTTGATGAAGAGGACGCCCTAAAACAGGGCATCCCTACTAGTGGCGGAATACAAGATATGTTGATCATCAACGAATCTGGTCTCTACTCTCTTATCTTATCCAGCAAGTTACCTCAAGCTAAAGAGTTCAAGCGTTGGGTGACATCAGAAGTCCTTCCAGCTATTCGCAAGCAGGGCGGTTTCATTCGTGAGGACTTGGATGAGGATGCTTTCATTGCTCTATTTACTGGACAGAAGAAATTGCGTGAGCAACAGGCGACCATGCTAGAAGATATTGATTACCTCAAGAGTGAGCAACCGATTCATCCGAGCTATGCTCAATCACTGCTGAAAAAGCGCAAGGCTCGGGTTGTGGCTTGCCTTGGCGGTATTGACAGTCCAGCTTATGCTGATAAGATTTTCGCGCAGTCGGTATTTAGACAAGCTGAGATTGATTTTAAAGACCACTTTAACATTAGTCGCTATGACTTGCTACCAAAAAAATTCGCAGAAGCTGCTCTTGCTTATTGGATGACTTGGGAACCAAGCACCAATACTAAGATGAAAATCATGGAGCTGAACGCATTTAGTCAAGCGTAGGGAGGGAATAAAATGAGACCAAAACGATATCCGTATAGTGGGAAAAAAGAGTCCACCTTCGTAAAGGCAGACCTTGAATTAGTTGAAAAAATACTGATAGATTCAAAAAGTCTGACAACAACTTTGGATACAAAGAAAATTAGTTGTCGCTCTTTAGAAGTCCAAGTTCTAGCATGGAATTTACCAAAGTAACAATGGTGCTTTTAGAAGTTGATTTTGACACATATTCAATAATGTTGACAATATGTTGAGCTTGTTCAGTATTGATACCGAGATCTAACGAATTTAATTCAGTCACAACGTAGTCTACTAGTTGATTGTTTGAATTAAAATTTTGATCTATGTGTTTCGAGACAACTTCCATAAATTTATTAGAATCCATATTGAATCTCCTTTCTATTGAAATTTTGACTAAAACGGTGAGAGGTCCTAGTCAAATTTATTATAGCAAATTAGGAGAAAACGGCATCGGTCTTGAGACTGATATAGGAGGTTGAATGGAAGATAAAGTCATTGAACTTGCTGATTACTTCATCAGCGAATCTACAACGTACAGAGAAGCTAAAATAGCGTGTGAGAAGCTATTAAAACAAGTTAGCCATGAGATTGAACTCAGGGCGATGGAAAGTAATATTGTATAAACAAAAAAGCACCTGACGGAGATCAGGTACTTACTTAAACAATTTAGACCATTATATCACAAAAATGCTTGCCCGCATAGTTGAGAGGATGTAGAAAATGGAAGGTATAACGTTACAATTACGATTGGATGGCGAAAGTGCTGAATTGTTCACAAAGCAATTGTTGGCTTTTGCTGAAAAGCAGGTCAAGGAGCAGTTAGAGAATGATCGCATGCCAATCAATCAACAAGCTTTGATGAAGAAGTTCGGCTTTACGCATGGATATGTGAAGCAGTTAGAACGCAAAGGATTAAGATTTCGTAAACAGGGGAAAGATACTATGTATGATATCAATGATGTTTATGAAATTTTGGAATTAGAAAAAGAAGTACGGAAATTGAGAGTATAAGGAGATAAAAATGTTTGAACCACCGATTTTAGACCAGTTGATGGGTGTTGGAGCCTTGTTGCTTGGATTTGCAGGGGCTTGCCGTCATATCAAACTGCAAGAACAACGAGAGGAAGAAGAGAGACGAGAAGAGCAAGAATTTGCGTCTATGATTATCCAAGGCTATAACCATGCATACGAACGTGGTAGAGAGGCACAGCGCCAAGAAATCCGTGAGAATATTCGTCGTCCGTTCAAGGGCTTCACATACGACAATGAACCGCCTATAGGCTTACGCCCAGAACCTCTGGCATTACCAGAGCCTAAAATGCACATTATGAAGTAAGGAGGTCAGGAAATGGAAAGATTGATTCAATGGCTGGATGACCAGATTACGTATATCAAAGAAGCGATAGAAAAGGGATCAGCTACAAGACATGTTATTACGATTTGGGAATATGATCATAAAAATCTATTATTAGTCAAAGAATACATAACTGACTATGAAAAATTAACCAAGGACTATGAAAAAATAGTTAAGGACTTTGAAAAACTAACCAATGACTATCATGATGTGGTCTCTCAAAATCGTCTGCTCAAGCTTGAAAAACTAGAGTTAGAAGGCAGGAACATCTATGAGGATATGCGGATGAAGTACCGTGCTAACCGTAGGAAGTGGGGGGTGAGATTATGGCGTTAAAAAACAAGCGGTATTTTTGGATCCAGCTTGCCCAAGACTTTTTTAAGTCAAAGGAGATGAAACTACTTCGCAAAATTGCTGGTGGAGATACACATACCATCATTTATCTCAAAATGATGTTAATTAGCTTGGAAGATGGAGGGCACATCTACTACGATGGCCTTGCTGATAATCTCGCTGAAGAAATCGCTCTTGTCATTGATGAGAATGTTGAAGATATTAAAATTACTTTGATTTTCTTGGAGAGCAAGGGCTTGTTGACGAGAAACTCTGACCGTGATTATTTTTTAGAGCAGGTTCCTGAGATGGTTGGTAGTGAAACAGCAAGCGCCAGAAGGGTTCGCAAGTTTCGAGAAAATAAACAGGTGTTACTTTGTAACACCGATGTAACAAAGTGTAACGGAGATATAGATATAGAGAAAGATATAGATACAGAGATAGAGAAAGATATAGATGAAAATCCAGTCGCACTTATCGTCGAAGAATATCAATCTCGTATCGCTCCGTTGGATGGAACCCAATTTGAAATTTTAAAAGAGTTCATCACATTAGATGGCATGGAAGCAAAGGTTGTCTTGAAAGCAATTGGTCTTGCTGCTGATAATGGTAAAAGAAATTTTAGTTATATCAGAGCGATTTTGACGAATTGGAAAAACGATGGAGTTTTGACGATTGCAGAAGTCGAGGAACGTGAGCGAGCGTATAAAGAAAGCAAAATCAGCAAACGTCCAGGGGATCAAAAATCAAATGTTCCTGAATGGTCACAACCTAACTATGTGAATACGACGAGTGAGGAGACCAAGGAAGAGTTGGAAAAATGGAAACAGGAAATGCTGATGCGTTTGGATAATGGAGGTGGCTGATGTTTATCTTGAAACATGGGTCAAGAGAAGACAAACCGTTCTTGATGTCTGTGGCTATTAGTGTGACTGGCATTGATGTCTCGTATTCGGACGAGCGAAAAGCTATGCGGTTTATTTCTCGTGCAGTTGCGTTGCAGGTGGGCAAGGCCTTGAGAGGCTCTTTTGGGAATTTCTATCCAGTGGAGGTGAAGTGATGTTAAATCTCTACTTCGTCTATAACGGGCACTGTCAATTTTTTCTTGGGACCTTTAATAACGTTGACGATCTGATTGAGCGTATGGAAGATCATCAATGGGCATTCTCAGCTATTACTCACCCAAGATTTCAGAAGCACATCGGCAAGCGGACAACACGATTCGATTACGGTGCTAAGGATTGTTACTATTTAGCGACTTTTTCAGGAGGAAAATAAAATGATTGAACTTATTAAAGAATTTGGAATGGCTTTTCTATGGCTCTCTCTAGGCTATTTGCTTGGAGAGAAATCGGCAAAAAAGGAGACTAAACATGATTAATAATGTGGTGTTAATTGGGCGCTTAACTCGTGATCCAGAATTGCGATACACGCCGTCAAATGTTGCAGTTGCGACTTTCAACCTTGCAGTCAATCGGAATTTTAAAGGCACAAACGGAGAGCGAGAGGCTGACTTCATTAATTGTATTATGTGGCGTCAGCAGGCTGAAAATTTTGCAAATTGGTGCAAAAAAGGTGCTCTTGTGGGAATTACTGGTCGCATCCAGACTCGTAGCTATGATAATCAGCACGGTCAACGTGTCTATGTGACGGAAGTGGTTGCTGAGAGTTTTCAAACACTTGAAAAGAAAGATAATTCTGCGAACCAGTCGAGCATGGAAAACCAGATGCCACCAAGCTACGGACAAGGTGAGCCAATGGATATTTCAGATGATGATTTGCCATTCTAGGGAGGTAGAACAATGCCACAACCTAAAACGTACGCCTTATACAAAGGCGACAAATTGCTAGGGATAGGGACGGCACAGGAGTTGGCTGAATTAACGGGTGTGTCAGTGAGCACAATCCATTACTACAACACCCCTACCTATAAACGTCGTACCAACCCAGACAGGGCTAGACGATTAATTGCCATTTGAAGAGGGCAGACATCGATGAGGTATTTGGATGAAATACACTAAACAGGACTTGATCGACGGACTGAAACGCACAATCAAGAGGAATGAAGAAAAGATTGCTGAGTATTCGAAGCCGTGTGATGCACGGAAGAGACGGATTAGGGCGCTTGAGCGCGATTTGTTGAAGAAAAAGAATAAAGAACTAGAAGAAAAAATAAAGGAGTTGGAAGATGAATAAGCAGGAATTGATTAAAGAGGTTAGAGAACTTGGGATTTATGGTTTGAACATATTCGGTACTGTAGTTGAAGGTGTTCCAACAAAAACTGCAATTGAATTAATCAAACGACTTGACGAACCCGAAACAGGTCACGCAGACGAAGCGCCACGCTATGTCAAGAACATACTAGCTCGCTTGCGAGAATTGCCAGAACATGATCGTGAAGTTTGGCTGAAGGCTATTATGAGCGAATTTGAACAAGATTTTTGTCATGCAAAATGGCGTGAAGGTTACGAGCAAGGAAAGTTCGAAGGAGCATGGGTTGGAAATCAATTGAAAGATGCTGATAAGATTCGCCAAGAATTGAATAGAGTCAAAATCCCGTCGTTTGTTGCGGAAATTATCGAGTATTACAAGAAACAGAACGCTACGTTATATGATGCGCTCAGAGAAAAAAACTTTAATAAACAATACGCTGGTTGGTTACTGAACAAACAGGGTGCTTACGACAAAGTCGCTCGAGCGTGGCTGGACGGATACGAGGTTGAGGAGGAGAAGCGGTATAGGGTGAAGTTGAAAGTCACTAGTCAATACTTACGTAAAGATGAGTCAGGAACTCGATTTAGTTCATTTTTTATATCTGATTTTACAAGAAACGATATCGAAGATTTAGGCTTCGGCTGGGTATTCGATTGCCCTGGCGTGGAAGTAGAGGAGGTATGAGTGATGAAGATTGAACGAATTTGGGGATATCCATCTAAAAATACATTTTCAATAAAGCCAATCAAAAAACTTCTACACGAAGAGGTCACAGGTGACTTGTGGATTGATCCTTTTGCAAATAATGCTAAAGTCGCTACGATAACAAATGACTTAAATACTGAATTTGATACAGATTATCATCTTGATGCTCTAGAGTTTCTAAAGATGTTTCCTGATAGTTCCGTTGACGGAATTCTTTATGATCCTCCATATTCAACAAGACAAATCTCAGAAGTTTACAAAGGGGTTGGATTGCCTGTAAGCAAAGAAACAACTCAATCTACATTCTGGACAAAGCAGAAGAAAGAGATAGCGAGAATTGTGAAAATAGGTGGAAAAGTTATTTCATTTGGATGGAATAGTGGTGGGATAGGTAAAAAGAATGGATTTGAAATAATTCGCGTTCTATTAGTTCCACACGGTGGACATCATAATGACACAATCGTAACTATTGAAGAAAAGATCAGAGAGGTCATAGAATGAAACGATTTATCGTTATCTGGATTCTGCTATCTGCTGGGCTAAACATCTGGCAGATGGATAAGATCCGTAATTTAGAAGAGAAGAAGCCGATGGTTGTCTATCGAGCTGATAATCAAGGCGCTGAGATATTTGGTAAGGTCCTTGAGAAAGGACGGCATGGAAAATTGTATACTGTCACAATTCGTGATTACGGGGTGTTCGTAGTTACGAAAGAACAGTATGAGAAAATCAAAATGGTTGGAATGAGATTATCACAACAATTGTTCCAGTTGGTAAAATTACAGTCTGGCAAGCTTTAGGGATGGATGCACTACTGTCTTTCATCTGGCCTGTGCTATCTAGCAAAAAAGAATCTGAAGAGGATTATTCTAATGCTGTGAAGAGCAGTATTTCGAAAATCATTACATGTGCATTTCTAATTTGGCTAGCTAGTTTGTTTATTTAAGGAGGATTTGGGATGAACAAAACAATAGGAATACTTGAATTTAAGGATTTTGATGCATTTGTTGATGGGAAAATTATGCCTGCATATCTTCGAAGCACTAATCCAAATGTGCCAACTACAAATAAAAATGAGGCCATGAAGGTTACAAAAAGTAAGTACAGGAAAGAGTTCTCTGACAAATATATCTTCAGAAAGGTAGGTGAAACCGATGAATGACAACGTAAACAAACCAAGTCACTACCAAGGCTCAAAAGGTCTTGAAAGTATTGAAGTGATTGATAACTTCATTGGCAATCTGCCAGGAAAGGCAGCGTGGTGCTGGGGGAATGCTATTAAGTATTTGCTTCGGTTCCAGAAGAAAAACGGCCTCGAAGACTTGAAAAAGGCTCGTAAAAATCTGGATTGGTTGATTGAGGAGATGGAACATGAGAATTAAGACATCAAACGGATCTATCATCAATGTTGACAAGATAAAGCGTAGCATCACTATTGATGGTGTTGAATATGGTTCAGATTGTCGTGCACTGGTCTCTAAGCATAGAGACGGGACATGGACTATTACTCTCGTATTTGATGGGAGAATTATTTGAAATAGAAATGAGGTGAGCGATGCCTTTTTTTCCAGAAATCAATGAAACAAAAACGAAAGAGAATGCCAAAAGGATTCTAAAAGGATATCCTCGTTGGAGAAGAGTCGCAAATGACACTGATGGTCAGAGAGTGACCACCACCTACTCATTCATGCCACGAAATCCATCAAGCGTGAGAGATAGTCAAGTTGAAAAATTGGCTATACGAAAAGTTGATGCAGAGATTGAGCTGGATGCAATTGAGCAAGCTGTCAGTAGATTACATGATCCCCTCTATCGTAGGATACTTTTTGAGAAGTATCTTCAGTGGAATTGCAAGAAGGATGAAACAATCGCAATGGACTTGTCTCTTTCAGAAAGTTCATATTACGACATCTTAGATAAGTCTCTGATGGCATTTGCAGAGTTATATCGCAATGGTGAACAGGTTGAGATTTTGGAGTAAACTTGGAGTTTTTTTGGAGTAAATTCGGAGTAAGTTCGGAGTGGATAGATGATTTTGTGTGCTAAAATTATATTATGAAATTATTGTAAAGGCAGGCACACCCTGCCTTTTCTTGTAGAATGGAGGTGGTGTTTTGAGAAAAGTAGAACCTATTCGTGAACTCGACGATATTGAGAGAATGAAAGACTTTTTAAAATCAAAAAGTGAGCGAAATTATGTTCTGATCATGTGTGGTCTATATTCTGGAATGCGCATCAGCGATATCATACCTCTTCAAGTCAAGCAAGTGACAGGCGATAGAATCGAGGTTACTGAAAAGAAAACTGGTAAAGTCAAGAGATTTGCTATCAATCCAGAGTTAAGGAAGGCTCTAAATCATTACATCAAAACAAATGATCTACAAGGGTACGATTATCTATTTCCAAGCAAAAAGAAAGTTAGGACAGACGGTGTGCGTATCGCTCACATCGGAAGAGTTGCAGCTTACCAAATTTTAAAGCAAGCAGCTGAACATGTTGGCCTTAAAAACATTGGGACTCACTCAATGAGAAAATCATTTGGTTATCATCATTACAGACGAAATCAAAATGTAGCAATCTTGATGGAATTATTTAATCATTCATCACCAGACATCACACTTGACTACATTGGCATTAAGCAAGATGAATTGGATGATTCGATGATGAATTTTAGCTATTAAATACCTATTTATTTAACACATTGAGAAAATGTAAATTAGTATTTAATAAAATAGATGTAAGCACTTGCTACGATTGACGTTTAAGGATGTTTGTTTTATTTAACAGAATATAAGATATGTTAAATATACGAGGGTGTCAGAGGTTAAAAAACTCCCCCCCTACATCTTAAAAATTTAACCCCCTACCTCCAAAAAAGAAAGGCCCCCTCCTAAGATGAATACCTCCCAGGATAGACCGGATCGGAGTGGTCCTCACCGAGTCGCATTCGAAAAGAATAAAAAGATTATTCTTAAAACAAGAAATACTTGTGGGATTTGTGGACTACCAGTAGACAAGTCATTGAAGTATCCACATCCTTTGTCACCAGTCATCGACCATATCATTCCAATTAATCGGAACGGTCATCCATCAGACATCAATAACCTACAGCTCGCGCACTGGCAGTGCAATAGACAGAAGTCTGACAAGCTTTATGCTGATGATAAATCAGCAAGTACAACTGTTGTTGGTAACAGGAACTTGCCACAATCAAGAGATTGGACAAAATATAGATCTTAAAATAAAAAATAATAATTAAATTATTTTTTAATAAAAATATGAATTACCGGACTATTAGATTTCGAGAAAAAT